ACATGGCTTTTATTCAAGTACTGTGGGGTCATATTGTAAAGTCTCCGATAATTTAGCCATAGCTTGATCAAAATATTCATTAAATTCTTTTTGATTCATTTTGCTGTAGGCGATGCTGTCAGGTATGTAATAAATACCTCCAGATGCTTGATTAACTACTGTTCTGTAATGTCCGCAAAGCATCTTTAGATCATCGTGCAAATGCGCTGATGTTGGCCAGAGGTTAGTATCTTTGACTACTTTACCTAAGATTGCCCAATATAATTTATGATGTGGGTTTGATCTATCTGCTACAGGTTTTACATCATAAAGCTGACCATTTGGATGAGCTTCTATTTCATCTGCATCATATTGAGTGAGGGGCAAAAACTGCCCTTCACGCTTTTCGACTTGAAGCTTGGGTTTAAAACGGGATTTCATCATCTAAATCTTGCTGTTGATGATTTTGTGTTTCCGGCTTTTGGTATTGTGCCATTTGTTGTTGGCCTTCATCCATTTGGGGTCGGCCACCAACAAGCTCAATGTCTTGCACCCTACAGTTTAAAGAGCTTTTACCATTATATTCTCTCATACTTAACTCACCATCCACATAGACCTTAGTGCCTTTGTTTAAAAATGGAGAGAGATTTACAGCTAAAGCGCCCCATAGTGTGCATTCAATATAAGTGACTTGTTTAGTTCTGCGGTCATTTCTAGCAATACTGAAGTTCAAGACCTTTGTTCCATTAACTTCTCTTAATTCATTGTCTCTTGTGACATTTCCGATAGCGGTAATTTTTAGCATTATAACATTCCTAATTCTAATTGACGTGTTTCTAGAGAGTGTTCTATTTTTGTAGCAAACTCTGCATCCTCTTGTCTTATTTCTTCAATAAGATCAAAACCATTGGTAAGTTGTGATGCTAACAATTCGCTGTCAGCTGACCCAATAAATTTCATAAACCTAACCCCACGCTCAGTTGGTGTTCCTTGAGGTTGTTTTGGCGGGGTCATAGGCGCTTTATTTAAGGGCTTCTGAGGGGCTTTACTATTTCCACGGCCAGTTGCCGCATTTCCATCATCATCTTCAACAGGAACGCCTGATATAGCCGCTAGGCCGTATCTACGGGCATAGGTAATAGCTCCGCCCAATGACTGCATATCGTTGGCCTTGTATTCAAGATAAACCCTGCCTGAAAAAACTTCTCCAGAGTTGTGAATGAATGACGTTTCAACATATGAGCCCAATGCATCCTTGCTTGGGGTTTGTACGATAGCAAACCCATTAGCATGAAAAGCAGGGTAAACAGCATTTTGAACAGCTGTAAGGTCAGCATATGTATTTTTTAAGAATGGGTTTTTAGAGTTTTTAATCGCCGCACCCATTTGAGCTTGAGATAGAGCGAATGCTTTAATAGCTTCTGATTTTTCTTTTGACATTATTTCATCCTCACAGATATTGTTTGTTGGCCGGTGACTAATTCTGCACCATCTATTTCTACACCAGCTTTTAGCTGTTTTTTGATCTCAGCCTTATCTGGGGTAACTGTTGTTTTGCAAAGTTGCGTTGGAATGGCTTTTTCGTCTTTTATGACTACGCTCTGCATACCATTTCTCAATGAAACTGTTGCAAGTGGGTGGGGTATTTTTGTTTCATCACAACAAAGCATAACTGTTTTAAGTATTTTATTTAGCCGTACTTTGCGTAAATCCATCAATGATTTGCGCTCATTGTAGCGTTTGACCATTTCTTGACAAGCAATCATGCCGGCTTCCGCGTCTGACAATTCCTTAAGTACCTGTCCGACCAAATCTAAGACATCAGTTTCAGCATCTAGGGTATCCCAAAATGCATCTTGATCGTCTTTGTAAGGGGCAAGCTCTTCAGCAATAGACGTAATCAACAGGGTGTTAACTCTCATCATTGTTCTCCTTAGTATTATAAAGTTCAATAGCACTAACGATTGCTTTATCTATAACTTGAAAAGCATCAGCTGGAAAAACTTGAGTATTGAATTGAAGTTGAGTGATTTCACCTTTATCTTGTTTAGAGATTAAATCAGTTGTCCTATTTGCAATGGCAATAACTATTTGTTCTTTTACAAATCTAATAGGCGGGTTTTTTATTGGTTTTAGCATTTTGACCTCCAAGTTGCTACTTGCTTAGTATTGCCATATGAGCAATAAAGGCAATAGGCTTTTGCCTTATTCGCAAAAAAAGGAGCTTAAATTGCAGATTGAAGACATACAAGAAGACTTGAGTAGTCTACGTGAAAAGCTTTCTGACAGGCGCTTAAAGGTTGTCGCAGAAAGGATTGGAATGACTTATGCCGCACTTAGTCGTATCATGCGAGGGGGTAAGCCTTCAAAAAGAACGATTGATAAATTGCAAAAATATTTGAATACTGAAAAATGAAAAGGCCATGTCACTACTTACATCAAGGACATGGCCAATAACATCTAAATGGAGGTCGCCATCTATGGAAACTATAATAACACTAAATACATCAAGCGCAAGGGGGATTAAAAATGTCCTTTGAAGCAGTGAATTGGGCATGGAAGCAAAGAAAGCTTACTGTGCATGAGAAAATGGTATTGTTAGCTTTGGCTAATAGACATAATCCTGATTATGGATGCTTTCCTAGCATTTCAAAGATTGTTGAAGATGTAGAATTTTCAAAGTCTACTGTAATTAGGTCAATAAAAAATCTACAAGTAAAAGGATATCTTAGTGTGGAGGCGGCCAAGAGAGAAAATGGCAGTCAAACATCCAATAGGTATTTCTTATCATTTGAAGTTGAACCCCAGTGTCAGCCTGACACCCCCCCTAGTGTCTCAGAGACACTCCCCCCCGTATCAGAGAGACACCCCCATAAACAGGTAATATCTAAACAGGTAAGTAAAACCATATTAAGATCAGTTGAGCTCGGATTTAAAGAGTTTTGGAATTGTTATCCAAGGAAAATTGGGAAGACTAATGCAGAGAAAGCTTTTATCAAAGCTTCTCATTCGGTTGGTGTAGATGTGATACTTGATGCTATTAAGCCGTTTGCTGTGAGTGTAGCGAAAAAAGAAAAGAAATTTATACCTCACCCTGCAACTTGGCTCAATCAAGGCAGATGGGATGATGAGTTGGAAGAAATAGCATCTACATCATCATCAGATTATTTAGACCGCCTCTTTCGGGGTGGAGTATTAGGGATAGAAAACAAATGAGATATGAACATAGAAAACAATTGGTATCGGCTTGGCTTTTTAATTTATTGAAGAGGTATGAGCCCCCAAGCCACCTTGATGAAAACGCGGCAAGGGAAGAAATGGTGCTAATGGTTGAAGATATAAACAGTGAGCTACCAAATCTTGATGATCATGCATTTAAAGAGCATTTAGAAAAAGTTGCGAGATATGTTCGTAAAAGCCAAGTATCTAGAAAATGGCCTTCAATAGCCATGTTTATGAAGGGTGTTCGGGAAAATTCAAAAAACTTTAAATTAAAAGAACAGATTGGGACTGACACTAATGATTGGTCAAATCCATTAGTTATTAATGCAAAAAGAATAAGAAATGGTGAAGCTGTTTGTCAAACTTATTTAAGTGGTACTAGATTGAAAGAAATGCTCAACAAAGGTCTTATTACATCAGACAATATTAAGCCTTATAAATTATCACTTGATAATCTGGTAAAAATTAACGAATATAACGATGTTTGACTGCTCTCAAACGCCAGATCATTACTGATTTGACTGACCCTTGCTTATGGCAGGGGTCTTTTTTATTTGCGTTCCATGCAATTTATGATTACAAAAATTACAAATAAGTAAAAAAAGGCTATCAGGATGAAAGTAGAACAAATCAAAATAGAAGAAATTCTGCCTTATGATCAGAACCCCAGAGACAATTCTGCCGCTGTAGAAAAGGTTGCTGACAGTATTAAGGAATTTGGATGGCAACAGCCGATAGTTGTCGATGAAGAAAAGATTATTTTGGCCGGTCATACGCGCCACCTAGCGGCTTTAAGCATGGGCTTGAAAGAAGTGCCAGTATTGATAGCAAAAGGTCTTACAGAAGCACAAAAAAAGGCTTACAGGATTGTTGACAATAAGACTTCAGAGCTCGCTGAGTGGGACAAAGAGTTATTAAAGTCAGAATTTTTAGCACTTCAAGAACTAGATTTTGACTTAAATCTCACTGGATTTGACCTTGATGAGATTGCAAGAATGTCTGGTGAAGACTTAATGCAATTTGATGAGGAGCTTGATGAGATTGATGAGAGCTTAGAATTTAATGATTTGGATGGTGCAAATGCAAATCATGTAAAAATGCTAATGCTTTATTTAGACACTGATACAGAGCCTAAATTCAAACAAATGTGCGTGAAGATACAAGAAAAACATGGTATAGATAATTTAACAGACGCAGTATATATGGCGGTATCAAATGAGTGTAAAGATTTATGAAGCGAAAGCTCACGGAACTTTTGAAGAATGGGGAGAGCGTTCAGGTTCTCTGATAAAAAACGACGAAATTGACCACATAATTGATTATGATTGTGATGCTTATGATAGCGATGGCAATCCTCTTTTTATGTTTAGAAAAAATGTAATACCTAAAGCGTTATGTAAACAGGCATATGGTATTTTAAGACATGCCGCGACACCAACAAATAATCGTGGAAGCGCGGCTGGTGAGTTTACTGCATCAGAAGATAAAACACTTACAGGATATTCTGGTGTTATTGGTGGTGAGAAAAAACAAAAGAGATTTGCTACAATCACAAAAGATGGATATGTTTCAAACACTTTAAGAGCCAAAACAGTAAAAAGCGGTATAATTGGATACTTTGACCGAACAGTGAGGTTTCCTTATTGCCGGCAAACTGCTTGGACAGAAAAAAACTTTGATCAGTTTCGTGGCGCTTACCCATATATAAAGCACATATCTGATCAATTTAAAGATGCATGCCCTGATCGTTGGAGCGCACAAAATGAAATGGCGCAAAAAACAAACGCAGACTTCTTGATTGGCGATACAGTTTTCACGACAGTCACAGTCAATAAAAATTTTAGAACAGCCATACATACAGATGCTGGAGACTTCAAAGGAGGTTTCGGTAATATTGCTGTTTTGCAAGCGGGTAAGTTTGAAGGTGGATATACTTGTTTGCCGCGCTACCGAGTTGGATTTGACGTGCGAAATACTGATATTTGTTTTTTCAACGTACATGAATGGCATGGAAACTTAGAAATAAAAGCGAAACAACCTTATGAACGTATATCTATTGTAAGTTATTATAGAGAAAATATGTTTCGGTGCGGTAATGCAGATGAAGAATTAAAGATTATCAAGGGTCGAAAAGACTTAACTGGTCTTAACGCGGAGCAATAATATGTGTGGAATAGTTGCCGCCTTTGACCCAAATGGTGTCGACATGATTTTATTTAGAAAAATGTTGCTCCAAGCTATGATAAGAGGACAGCACGCTACTGGTATAAGCTACTTTGAAGATGGAATTATCAAAACCATCAAAGAACCCGTAAAAGCCAGCTTGTTTGAAATTCCTACAATCAAAACTGTAGCAATAATTGGACACTGTAGATATTCAACAAGTGATTTAGAGTATAATCAACCGATTGCAGGGGAAGATTATTCTATTGCCCATAATGGAGTAGTAACACAGCTACCACCGGAGGAATGGGAAGAGTTTTATGGGTTTGAGACCACAGGGCGCAATGACACTGAACTATTGTTATTAGCTTTTGAAAAAGATTTACACCCTATGGAGGCATTCCCAAAGGCTTCTATTTCATGTGCGCTTTTAGTTGCAGAAGGTAATGGAGAAGAGCTAGGTTTCTTCCGAAATGGTCAAAGGCCGCTTTGGTATGACTATGACGATGAAACAGGCGCTTGTTATGTTGCAAGTACTGAAGATATTTTCAACAGAAGCGGTGACTTTCATCATTTAACGCGATGCAAAGCGGGTGAACATCATCGTGTCACAATTAAAACCGGTCACATGGCTTATGCGATGGTCGAAGGCTTTGAGGACTTACAGCCATGAGGCTGACAGAAGAAGAGGAAATTTTAGACCTCATAAAAAACTCAAAAGATGGTCGAAATACTAAATTCCTTTCAGCATCACATAGTCTTTGGAAAAGATTTGGCAATTATGACAGGTATCCGCCTTTAGTTCATGATGATAATGGAATTAAGAGTGTTATATACGCGACTTTTTCTGTGAGAACTAGGTATGTGAATTTATATGAAATATGCACAGTTCAAGGCCAAGAGGGAAAGGGATACGCCTCAAAAGCTTGGGATAGTTTCTTAGAACACTCTATACAGCATGATATGGGTAGGCTGAAAATGAGTTGCACTCCTAGTAGCGTTAGCTGGCACTATAGAAATGGCCTTGTTTTTTGGGCAGTAGACCCAACAGGTTCATTAAGGTCAGATCAGCCCATTTTTGCTACTAGAGAAGAACAATTAGAATTTAGAAAGAAAGCAATTGAAAACCCTATAGTGTGCTTACCTGATGTGAAAGTTATACAAAAATTAAAGGCTGAAGGTCTAGAAGATCATAGTTTCGGCGTAAAAAAAGCCGCGCAAGTAATGGGCGCAATAAAAGAGGTAAAATCAGCTTGGCTTCGGAAAGCTTTATTCAAACAAATATAGATTATCGTAAAAAAGATAATCGCAAAGAGGCATTCATTAGATGGTTTGCTTGGTCTTTGAGGTATAAAGATTGTGACCCCGCTTTGTGGATGATGAAATATATGTTTGACCGATATGAGTTTAATATAGAGCAAAGACTATGGGTTTGTTGGTTATATGGAACTACTTATTATGCTCCGACTTCTTGGGTAATATGGAATGAGTTCCCAGACTTTGAGCTTGTTGGGGAGAAGAGGCTTGAGGAATGGAACAATATAAACTATAAAAGACTTAGATATCAGACAGATACAAAGTATAATAAAGGCCACCTCCCAAAGCAATTTTCCTCTTATTACGAATGGGTTCATACAAATAATCCAGACGGAACACAAAGAGCGAAGTTTGAAAAGATTATGCGCTCTACAAATGACCCATTCAAAGCTCTATGGGGAGAGATAAGCGGTTCTTTATATAAGTTTGGAAGATATTCCACTTGGTTTTACATGCAAGCATTAAAGCAATGCGCTGATATACAAACCGAGCCCCCAGACCTTGTTCTCAGGGATGATAAGGGAAGTAAGAGCCACAGGACAGGCTTGTTATATGCTTTGGGTCTAGAGGAGCTTGCCGGACAAAAGCTGGATGATAGTCAGGTTCAAATGCTTGAGCTAGAAGCTGGTTCTATTCTAAGCGAGACAAACAGTAGATTTGGTACAAAGGGTGACTTTTACGATATGGAAACATGCCTTTGCTCCTTTAAGAAGATATTCCGTGAGCGAGACGGGCGCTATCTTGGATATTACCTAGATAGACAGGCAGAAGAAATTAGCAGAGTGCAGAATGATGGATGGACTGGTGTAAACTGGGATGTTTATTGGCAAGCTAGAAGAGAAACAATTCACCCTATGTTGGCGGCTTCAAGAAAAATAAAAAAAGATAAGTTTAGTGATTTCTTAAAAAAGGGTGATTTTATGAGGAGTATGTTCTGATGTTGAGATGTGTAGCTGTAGGGGGAGAACCCGCAACTGGTAAAACAACCATGATGAAAGAAGTTTATAATTCAATGAAGGTCACACATAATTTAAAAGGTGGTCTTTTGCGAGGTCATATTAATAACGATAGCTTAGTAAGCTTGATGGGTCTTTATAACTCTGGTGGGACTTTTTTAGGTACAGACAGACTATCAATGGCGGTTAATAAAGACTTTCAAAAATATGTGAAACTTAGGAAGAGGCATATAATATTTGAAGGCGACAGGTTATTCACAAAAGATAATTTAAAGCTAATAGAACAGCATTATGATTTAAGGATTATTATTTTAAGTGCATCAAAACAGGTTTTGCATGAAAGGCACGTACAAAGGGGAGATACCCAAAGTGATGTATTCTTAAAGGGTAGAGCCACAAAAATACGCAACATTTCCGCAGAGTTTGGGACAAAGGTAGAGCATAGATCATTAACTGAACCATCTCATTCTATACAAATGGCAAAAGAATTGCTACAATGGCTAGAAACAGGCGAATAAGAGAGGGCGGTCAGATGTCTCCACGCTCAGACAGTAAATTAGATCAGGTTAAGACAGAAAAGCTCAGATTAGAGTTTGTTGAAGGCTACATTGATGATGGTGTTAGGGTATTCCCAACAATAGATGAATTAATCAAAAAACACGATTTACCTGTTAAGACTGCATACAAAAGATCAAAAGATGGAGATTGGCAAGGCCAAAGAAACCATTTTAAATCTCAATATGAAGCACAAAGGTCTATCCAAAGGGCAAAACGCAAAGCTCAAAAGGCTGATAAGTTTGATGACACCGCAATGACTTTATCGGAAAACATCTTTGCAAGGATTGGTAGGAAGCTAACATTAGCGGCTCAACAAGATCGTGCAACAGGGGGAGATAGCCTATCAACTCCAGAATTAAAGGACATAGCCGAAACTGTCCTAAAGGCTCAAAAGGCTGGCAAGCTTGCTTTAGGTGAAGCCGCAGAAATTAGACAGGTAGTATCAGATGACAGCATCCCAACAAGCCTCACAAGAATTATTGACCAATTGGACGAACTTGCCGAGAAAAAGTCACAAAGGGCTAGCCACACTATACAGTGATTGGGTTGATACGGCGAGAAACGAACAAGTTACCCCTATGGGTGATTGGGCTGTATGGCTTATACTTGCTGGTCGTGGATGGGGAAAAACAAGAACCGGCGGCGCTGATGCGGCTGTATATGCATTAAAGAACCCTAACACGCGAGTTGCAGTTGTTGTGCCTACATTTGGAGACTTAAAGAGAGTAGCATTCGGCGGTGAGAGTGGAATACTTTCTTATTTACCTAAAGAATGCCTCCTATCTGGACGCGGTCAGGGTTATAATAATACTGCTCAAGAGATTAGGTTGTATAATGGCTCAGTCATACAAGGCTTTGCGGCAACAGAACCAGATAGACTTCGTGGTCCGCAATTTCACAGAGCATGGTGTGATGAGATAGCCGCGTGGCCTTATCCAGAAACATTTGATCAGCTGATGTTTGGCTTGCGTCTTGGCGATAATCCACAATGTGTAATAACAACAACACCCAAACCAACGCCTCTTATCAAGAATTTGCTTAAACGGACAGGAACTGTGATTACTCGCGGAAGCACTTTTGATAATGAAGAAAACTTAGCGGCTGGAGCTCTGGCACAGCTTAAAGAAAAATACGAAGGCACAAGACTAGGTAGACAAGAGCTATATGCAGAGGTTCTTGAGGATATTGAGGGCGCTCTTTGGAATTGGAATATGATTGAAGGTTCTAGGCTTAAACCTGAAAATTTGCCAGACCTACAAAGAATTGTAGTTGCAGTAGACCCAGCGGTAACAAACACGGAAAGCAGTGATGAAACAGGCATTGTTGTAGCTGGCAGATGCTCCAATGGTAAGTTTTATGTACTAGAAGATAGAAGTTTACATGGAAGCCCTGACACTTGGGCGCGTGAAGCTGTTCATGTTTTTCATAAATATAATGCTGATAGACTTATAGCTGAAGTCAATAATGGTGGAGATTTGGTCGAAAGAGTGGTAAGAACAATAGATAGGCAAATACCTTACACTGCTGTAAGGGCGAGTAGAGGCAAGATTATACGGGCTGAACCAATCGCGGCGCTTTATGAGCAAGGCAAGGTTCATCATGTTGGAGAGTTTAAAGCATTGGAAGACCAGCTGACATCTTTTACACCCGAGGGTCGAAAGTCCCCTGATAGATTAGACGCTCTAGTTTGGGCATTAACGGATTTGACCCAACAAACAGGGCAACCAATATGGAGAATTAGCTAATGGCATTTTTAGATAATTTGCGGAAGGTTTTTTCGCCGCAATCATTTGAACAAAAAGAAGCACCAAAGGTATATATGTCGGGTAACTCAATATACTCAGCCAATAGGCGCGATGATTTCAAAACATACGCGACCGAAGGGTATCAGCAAAACGCTATTGTGTATAAATGCGTAAATGAAATTGCTAATGGCGCGGCTTCAATACCATTTAAAGTTTTCCAAGGCGACATGGAGCTTGAAACACACCCTATTATTAGCCTTCTTAATAGACCTAACCCAACAGAAGCTGGAATTGAATACTTCCAATCACTTTATAGTTATCTTTTGTTGTCTGGAAATAGTTATGCTCTTGCTAGTTCTGTAAATAATTTGCCCTCAGAGCTTTATATGTTGCGCCCTGACAGGATGAAGGTTGTTGCAAGCGATACGGCAGTTCCAAAGTCTTATGATTATTATTTAAATGGACAGAAAGTTCACTCATATCCAGCAGACCCAATTTCAGGGCAGTCAGAAATTAAACATTTCAAAATGTGGAACCCATTAGACGACTATCAGGGATTATCACCCCTTATGGCGGCGGCTATTGATTTAGACCAACACAACATGATTGCAAAGCACAACGTGGGCTTATTGATGAACGGGGCGCGTCCATCCGGCGCAATAGTCTTTAAACCAAGGGATGAGAACGGCAATAGCTTGATGCTTAGTGATACACAGCGCAAGCAAGTCAGTGATGACTTAGGTAGACACTTCTCTGGTACAAAGAATGCTGGCCGTCCTATGTTGCTGGAAGGCGATTTTGATTGGAAAGAAATGGCGTTATCTCCACGCGATATGGATTTCCTACAGCACAAGCATATGGCGGCAAAGGACATCGCGCTTTGCTTTGGCGTACCTTCTCAGCTGATCGGCATTCCTGACAGTCAGACTTATGCCAATGTTCAAGAGGCTAGACTTGCTCTATATGAGGAAACAATCATTCCCCTTGCAAAGCGAGTACAGAGTGATCTTAATGAATGGCTATCCCCAAGTTACGGCGATAATATAAAAATCGTATATGACATTGATGCTATTCCAGCTATGACAGAGCGCCGCCGCCGTGTTTATGAAAACGTGACTTCGGCTGTTCGTGAAGGCATTATAAGCCGCAATGAAGCTAGAGAAAGGCTCGGTCTAGAGCCAATCAACGGCGGTGATGAAGTTTATATCGCGGCAAACCTATTCCCGTTAGGTGGGGCGGATGTTGCTACAGATGATGGCGCGGACGTTGAGGACGCAGGAAAAGACGCTTATGGAGAAACCAAGTTAGATTTTTATCCAGACGGGGAGGAAGTCCCACCTTCTTTGCCAGAAGCATATGCAATGGGAGACGATGAAAAGTATTGCGGTAATTGCATTCATAACATCGAAGGGTATTGCGATTTGTTTAATGCTGACATTCGCTCAGAGTATGTTTGCAAGCGCTGGGCTGATGAAGGCGAGACAAAAGCAGAAAGTGACATTGAAACCATTCCGACAGCCTCAATGGGTCAAAATGCTCAACGCGGCCTAGACCTTCGCAAAGAATATGGCAGGGGTATGACACAGGTTGGAGTTGCAAGAGCAAACCAACTTATAAGAAAAGAGCGTCTTTCTCCAAGAACAGTCCGAAGAATGCATAGTTTCTTTAGCCGGCATGAGGTTGATAAGCAGGGTCAGGGCTTTAGACGCGGTGAAGAGGGTTGGCCGAGTGCGGGGTTAATTGCTTGGCTAGGATGGGGCGGTGATGAAGGTCAGTCTTGGGCTAGAAAAAAGACAGCGCAACTAGACAAAGAAAGAGATAAGTCTCTGGAGCTTCTTAGCCATTACGCAGACTGGGCTTCAGCACCTAATCATCCAGAAATAAAAGCTGAAGAAGTTAGTGATGCTGTAAAAAAAGGATTGGCCGAAAAGGTTAAAGACCACAACGAAAAGCATGGTAACAGTAAAGGCAAGAAAGTAACCCAGAGGATGTTAGAGGCTGTTTTTAGGCGCGGAGTAGGCGCTTTTAATACTAACCCTCAGAGTGTTAGACCTAGCGTGAGTAGCGCTGATCAGTGGGCTTATGCGCGGGTAAATGGCTTCTTGAGTGCAGTGAGAACAGGGCGGTTTAAAAGCGGTAAGTTTGACACCGACCTTTTGCCTGATGGACACCCATTGAAAAAAGATAAATAATTATAGAATTAAATAAGCCCCTGCAAAATCTATTCTGCAAGGGCTTATTGGTAAAGTATAATGTAACGGGATTAATGTTGGATTATGCGCCCATATTTTCTAATTTCTCAAGTTCACCTTTAATCCAAATAATCCTATTTTGCTGAACCTCCTCGGCTTCATATAGTTTTTGTTTTTCAATTTGGATATTAGCTAATTTTGATTGAGCATCCGTAAGTGATGCCTCCATTGCAGTATGCATTTTACCTATCATAATATATCTCCTATTATTTCATTATCGTAATACTGTGTGAGACGGGGATACCAACCCCATCATAAAAATCATCGTCTGAAGCTAGGTCGAAAAAGCCTTCTACAATTTCTTCTTTTATATACTTAACAGCCGAAACAATTGATTTATCGCTAAAGCCTACACAAGATAATCCAGAAGATATAAATCCCTTACCTTTTGGAGCGTAAAACACGACGTTCCAATGATTGCCAATTCTGTCTAATGGATAAGTGTAAGCATTATAAGCTTCAATTATTACGCCGTGATGACCGCAAATTTCTTTAAGTTTATCTAAAGTTTTCATATTAACCTCCAATGTACTTAGAAAGGTACTGAATAATCCAAGGTAAATAGAACACAGATATAACAAAAACCGAGATACCTATTAATTCACCTACAAATATTAGGATTTTTGTGATATTATTATTTATGGAACGTGTTTCTTTAAGTTGCATGTTTTACTTCCTCCCTGACTGCCCCCCAATTGTGCTGTAACACAAGGGGGGCTTTTTTATTAAACATATTGAACAATTTTACTAAGGTCTTCGACAAGGTCTCTGCCGTAGGGCGTAAAAAGTATGCCCTTCTGCCATACCCAGTGTTCTACACATTGAGTAGTATGAAACTTTTCACCCTTAGTCATAATTAGAAGAGCTTCATTTCGGTTTTCTGCACCATTAATGATTAGTTGTTCAATTTCAGCTTTCACGCGCTTCAAATCACCCTCTTCCATTTTGCGAGTATTCCGGCAGTTTTCTTCAACAATCCGGCCTAGCTCATCCCAACGGGCTTGCTTTTGAACAGGGTTAAGCCCATTCCAGACCTCCATAAGAATACCGGCTGGACGGAAGCCGTGAGCCTCCTTATAAAAATCTGAAAAAAGTGCATCATCATATAAATATTTCATAATATATCTCCTAAGCGAACAATTGGTTCATGTTTGAAAACACTGCATTGTATGCATTAACTTCATTGCTATAGTACTCAAAGTACTCATCATCATTATCAAAAGCCACAACAGCTACTTTTCCTGTAAGGAATGCGTCTTGGCTTGCGTTGTATTCTTTCCAAGAGCGTTGCATAGCATTCATGCCTTCAAGAGTATCGCCTTGGCCGTGAGATTTCATAATGTTCCAACCCTCTTGGAAGGAAACTTCGTTTTGGTGAAACTTAGGTATTATAAACATTTTGACCTCCATGTCGTTTTATAGGTACACTATTAGGTAATCATCTACCAAAGTAAAGTCTTAATTTACTAAAAAATGGAGTTAGACGAAAAAACTTTGAAGTGTTATAAAGAATAATGAGTTTTCCTGTTTTCATAAAGGCTAGTCGCACTAGAGTTTCCATTGCAAAGGAAATCAGAGAAGTCAGTAGGCTTCGGCTTCAGTTTGAGCGCTCAATGCAGAAGCGCCTAATGTCTGTGTTTAAAAAGGTAGGCAAAGCCGCTTCAGACGAATACCAGCAGTCAGGGGGCATTACAGTGGCTCTAAGGCCTCTTTCTGGCGACTTGGAGAAGATTTTTAGGGCGCATTACGGCGCTGTTGTTGAGAAATTCGCCGATAGAGTTTACGAAAATAGAAAGCTTGAAAGGTTTGGACAGCTTGTATTCCAGTTATATGAGCAAGAAGGTGCTAAAAAAATTGTTGGAATTAGCAATACAACAAGAAATATTATCCTAAGAGCCATTAAAACAGGAGAAAAAGATGGTCTCGGGGTTCTTCCTGTCGCCAGATTGATACAAGAAAAGACATTCGGAGCAATGGGTAGAGCAAGAGCGGCCACAATAGCCCGCACTGAGACACATGCCGCCGCTTCATACGCTACTTACGAAGCTACTAAGGAATTATCCCTACCAGCCCAGCGCAAACAGTGGGTAAGTGTTGGAGATGCTAGGACAAGGCCATATCACGCCGCCGCAAACGGACAGGAAGTTGGAATAGATGAGCCATTTATAATAAGATATAAGGGCGCTGAAATTCGTATGAAGTATCCTCACGATGGCTCTGGAGGGGCGGCAAATAATATAAACTGTCGTTGTTTGGCCGTTTATTTTACTGATGAAGACGCTTTGTTTGACAGCTTTGGAGAAGAAAACATTCAAATTCCTAAAGTTGATTTGAAGCCTAAGATTGATGTTACTAACATAATGAAAACTACTGGCTTTTCTAAAGCAGACCTAAATGAAGCTCTAAACAAATTCCTTACACCGCTTACTGCAAGGGTAATTTCCAAGTTAGGTAAACCATCAGAAATTATAGGTAAAGAAAAAGCTGGCGTTTACTATGCTGGAACAAAGCGAATGGAAAGCGGGTTAGAAAGACAAGTAATGGTGCATGAATACGGACACCATATAGACAATGAGCTTTATGAAAGTGGAAACAAGTTCTCAACTTATTGGTCAGAGAAGGGTTTATCGGCGGCTTGGGTAGCAGACAGAAAAGCTATGAAGGTTACTAGGCTTTCAGAGGAAGCCAGAAACAAAAGATTTAAAGAAATAAAGAGCGAGCTCTACAAAATTACAATAGTTACAGGCACAAGAAAAGATGGTTCAGAATATAGCTATGAAGATGGTAGGAAATTGGCCTTTGATGGCGCTGATGGACTTATGGATATAATTGATAGCTTCACGAATGGTAAATTCTATGCTTCTGGGGCTTTTGGTCACGGATATACATATTGGAAGAACAGAAAAGGAAGTGGGCAACAGGCAGAGGCATTTGCAAACTTGTTTGCCATTCAAAGCTCACCAAAGGCTGTAGAGTATGCAAAGAAAAACTTTCCGGCTTTGTGGAAAGCTTTTATTGATAAACTGGAGGAATTTGATGCTAACAATTGAAGACGTTTTAAAAGAATATAAAGAAAAGTTTGGAGTTGAACCTGTTCTTGGCAGAGGATTTGCGGCTGATCATATTGAGCTACTCATCGAAGCAATTGATAAAGATACCCAATTAACAGAGTTGGATTATAGTGCTAAAGAACCAACAACATTAAGCTTATAACAATAACCCTAGACGTGAAACCGTATTATGTGTTAGTTTGTGGGTAATTTAATTGCGGTATTAAAAAGGACAATAAGATGTCAGAAGTCCCACAAGTCGATATTGAAGATTATATCGCAGAAACAGAAACCAAGTCCGAGACCCTTGATGTAGCTTTTGAATATAAGGCTGAAGAGGAAGAAGGGACATTCTCTGGATATGGTTCAATTTTTGGAAATAAAGATTTAGGAAATGATGTTGTCGTTGAAGGCGCATTCGCCAAATCAATTGGTAAGAAGGGCGCTAAAGCTGTAAAGCTACTCTACCAACACAGACAAGATGAGCCTATAGGCGTTTTTGATGAGATTATTGAAGACCAAAGAGGTCTGAAGGTCAAAGGTCGCCTTGCTATGGGGACACAACGTGGACGTGAAGTCTATGAACTAATGAAGATGGGTGCTCTTGATGGCCTTTCAATTGGCTATAGAGTTGACCCAAAAGGTACATACTATGATGAGAAGGGCAAACGCCGCTATCTCAAGACTGTAGACCTTATGGAAATTTCTGCTGTAACTTTCCCCATGAACCCACGCGCAAGGGTTCAGGCTGTAAAGGGAGCAGAACGCACAGTACGGGAATGGGAAGAACTACTGCGGGATGCAGGAAGCCTATCGCGCACTGAAGCAAAGGCGGCGGCTTCTGCCGTTACCAAGGCACTTGAACAGCGGGATGCTGTAAAAGAGGAAACGCCTAAAGTCCTTGAGGCTCTAACAAGCCTTACCAACATCCTTAAAACTTAAACGGAAAGGATCGTCCAAATGGAAGATCAAGTAAAAAATGCCGTAGAAGCGATGTCAGGTGCTTTTGAAGAATTTAAAAAAGTAAATGATGATCGTTTGGCTCAAATTGAAGCTAAAGGTTCTGCTGACCCATTGGTAGAAGAAAAGCTTGCTAAAATCGAAGGTGACTTAGATCGCTTTGAAAATGTTAATCAGAAGCTAGTTCAACAGCAAAAACACGCTGAAGGTTTCGAAGCAAAATTAAACGAAATCGAAACTATGTTAAAGCGTCCAGCAAATATGATGGAAGCTAAAGAAGTTGATTTATCCCTAAAAGCTTGGGATAGCTTCATGCGTCTAGGCCAAGAAAACATGGCTCCAGAAGAAGTTAAGGCACTAACAGTCGGTACAGCCGCTACTGCTGGTAACTTAGCACCAGCTGAGTACGTGGATGAGTTAATCAAAGTTATTACTGAGATTTCTCCTGTTCGTTCTGTTGCGCGTGTTCGTCAAACTTCAAATAAAGAAATTGAAGTACCAAGCAAAACTGCGACTTTCGCGGCGGCTTGGACTGCTGAAACTGGTACTCGCTCAGAGACAACTGGTTACACAACTTCTTTAAACACTATCCCAACACATGAACTATATGCTCTTGTAGACATATCTGGTCAGTTGCTTGAAGATAGCGTGTTTGATCTTGAAGCTGAAATGAACCAAGAATTTGCTGAACAGTTTGCAAAAGCTGAAGGCGCGGCGTTCATCTCTGGTAATGGCACAAACAAACCAACAGGTATTGCTGATGGCAACACAGTAGGACACACTGCTACTGGTGCGGCTTCTGCGGCTATCTCTACAGATAACCTAATGGATTTGGTTCATGGCCTTAAAACAGATTATGCAAACAATGCTACATTCTTAATGAACCGCTCTACACTGGGTATAATCCGTAAGTTGAAAGATACTGCTGGTCAGTACATCTTCCAAACTGGTTTCTCTGGTCAGTCTGGTTTGCCAAACACAATCTTAGGTTCACCATATCTTGAGTGTCCTGATGTTGCTGATGCGGCTTCTGGTGCAAAATCAGTATTCTTCGGCGATTTCCGTCGCGGGTACATGATTGTTGATCGTGTAGCTTTATCAGTATTGCGTGACCCATACTCACAAGCTTCAACAGGCAATGTGCGTTATATCGCTCGCCGCCGTGTTGGTGGTGAAGTTGTATTGTCAGAAGCAATGCGCGTTCTAAAGCACGCAACATCATAATAATTGATGAGGGGGTTAATTCCCCCTCACCTTTAACTAATGGAGAGCCAAATGAAGATTACAATGACTAAATCATCAATTGGGATTACCAGAGAAGATGGTGCTGAGACAGCGACATACGAAAGCGGTAAAGAGTACAAGTCACAAGGTAAGTGGCAAGAAGAAATTTTTAAAGGCTTCATAGAAATGGGAATGGCTCATGAGGTTGGTGGTAACGCACCAGTACAAGAAACAAAAGCTGTGCGTGCTAGGACTGAAGATGGGAAACTTAAAGCAGACGACCCAATAACAACTGATTACAATGAAGCATGGGTGGATGGAAAATCCCCAAAAAAGCCAAAAAAGGCTAAAGTTAACAATAAGAAAATAAATATTTAATTAAAGCGGAGACAGGCGAATGAGTGGTTTGAAAATTATTGCTAATCCAGCTATAACGCCTGTTAGCAGAATAGAGGCGCGTCAACACTTACGTCTTGATGATGATGTGGATGACAGCCAAGTACGAAGTTATATTCAGGCTGGTACTGATTGGGCTGAAAATTACACTAATCGTTTCTTTATCAGCCGCACATGCCAGATGATGCTGGATGGGGCGCGTGAGCTTGATACGCCTCTTTGGGAAGGTATGCGTACCGGTCACTACAGTAGGCCTCTATCAAGCCATATTGAGCTTGCGGCAAATCCTGTTATTTCAGTCGAAAGCATTAACTATTACGCTGATGATGATACACAGACCCTTTGGGCGGCTTCAAATTACTATGTTGATACTTATTCAGAGCCAGCTAGGATTGTTTTAAGGGATGGCGGTACATATCCAACTGACATGAGAGCCTTTAATGGCCTTGAGATAAACTTTACTGCGGGGTATGGGACAACTGCAACTAGTGTTCCTGAAGCAATTAGACTTGCAATTTTACAATATGTTACGTTTCTTTATGAACATCGTGGCGACTTTGAAGGAACTGTTCTGCCGCAACCGCCGTCTTCTTTGGCGGCACTACTTAACCCGTATAGAATGTTAAGGTTTGGTTCTACGCCTTATAATTCAGTTATTATGTCTGGGATTTCATAATGTCAGTAGGTAGAATGCGTCACAGATTGCAACTACAGAACAAAACTGTAACTGCAGATGGAGGTGGTTCTGATGAGCTTACGTCATATAAGACTTTTGCAACTGTTTATGGCTCTATTGTTGCAAAATCTGGTGGTGAAAGGCTATTCGGTGAACAACTTCAAGAGCCAATCACCCATATCATTACGTTAAGATTTCGCACTGATTTCACTTTTAAAAACCGCATTCTTTATAGTTATAAAAACAATGGTGTAGCTTCAACGCGAGCTTTCAACATTCAAAGAGTGGTGAATGTAGGAAGCCGAGACAGGTATCTTGAAGTTATGTGCATTGAGGGGGTCGCTACATGAGTTCAATTAAAACCAAAGTTGTAAGAAAAAACAAAACAGATAAAGCGCTCAAGCAGTACAAAACTCAAATTGAACAAATTATTGCGATTGGCGGTCAAATGGTTCGCAATGAAGCGGTAAAATCAATTCAACAAAATTCTGGTGGTGGTAAAGTATACAGAAGAGGCGGAACTACACACGTTGCTTCTCCACCTAATTCTCCACCAAATACAGACACAGGGTTTTTGGCTAGTAATGTTTTTTTAAAAATAGATGCTGACAAGATGGGTTGTTCGGTTGAAAGCCGCGCTGATTATTCTGAACACCTAGAATTTGGAACAAGCAAAATGAAAGCACGTCCATTCCTTCAACCCGCCCTTGAGGGAAACAAAAAGAAAATAAACAAACTTTTCAATAGATTGAAGGCTAATCTTTAATGGCATTACATTCTTGGGAACTGCAAAAATCAATATTTTCCACACTTAATGGAAATACAACAGGTATGGACGGGGCAAATGTTCCTGTTTTTGATGATGTTCCTGAGGGAACTTTATATCCATATGTAGTTCTTGGCGAAGAAACAGCCGTAAATAATGGAACTAAAAATCTTGATGGGGTTGAGCATACTTTAACTATTCATGCTTGGTCACAATACAGGGGTAGACGCGAGATCAAAGAGATCATGCAAAGCGTCTATGAAAACCTGCATAATACTGCTATAAGTGTTACAGGTGCATCGCTAGTGAATATTAGACAGGAGTTTAATACAACATTGGCGGAACAAGACGGAATAACACGGCATGGAGTAATGAGATTTCGCGCTGTAGTGTTTGATAACTAAGGAGTAAAAATCATGGCGGCTCAAAAAGGTTCAGCCCTACTATTAAAAATTGGCGCAGACGCTACTGCCGCCGCAAGTGCAGATACATATACAACAGTGGGCGGATTGCGCTCTACTGGTATCACATTAAATGATGAATCGGTTGATGTAACAACCAAAGACAGTTCAGGAGTTCGTGAGCTCTTGGCAAATGGTGGAGTGCAAACGTGTTCTATCTCTGGCTCTGGTGTATTTACAGACGCGGCTTCAGAAACAACGCTTAAAAATGCTTTTGGCGGTGCAAACTTTGCGAATTTTGAAGTTGTTATACCTGATTTCGGTACATACAAAGGAAAATTCATGGTTTCATCACTAGAATATACTGGTGAATACAATGGTGAGGCAACATATTCTGTATCTTTAGAGAGTACTGGCGCGTTCACCTTCACAAACGCTTAATAAGGAGTATCTGATGGCTTGGAATAATATTACTGTAAGCGTTGCAGATGATGAATTTCCTAGTCATTGTAACGGCGATTTATTTAGCATCCCTTTCTCCTCCGGTCTTAAAGTTGGCGACAGCTTTCAGGCTGGTGGGAAAGAACACAAGGTCACGTCAATAGACAATATAGCAGGGCGTGATGAAACAATATTAGTTAATACAATAGAGGTTGTAAAAAATGACAAATCCAAAAAGAGGCGAATGCCTGATAAATCTAGCGGGGACTGATTACAACACAAAGCTCAACTTAGACAGCATCATGAGAATTGAGCAGTCTTGCCAAAAGAGTTTTTTGAAAATTGCTCAAGACCTTTCAGAAGCCGAGTTCCAAACACAACACATTATCTTTATATTGCAAACGGCGATTAAAGGTGGCGGAAACGAAATAAAAGATAAAGCTATGAAGAATTTAATTTGGGAAGCTGGAATTACAGAGGCAATACAAGCTGTTGGAGTTATTCTAACAAGTTGCCTTGTTACTGAGGAAAATGAAGAGGGAAACGAAGAAGCGGTGGCGTAGCCTTAGATGTTTTGCCTTGGGATAATTGGATGCAATTGTGCTTAGGTAAAATGGGAATGACAACAAGCGGGTTTTGGGACTTGAGCTTGTATGAATTAACCCAAGCAATCGAAGGGTTTAACGAATTTCATTCTGGGGGAAACCCAAAGCCGCTCCACCGAGGCGAATTGGAAGATATGATGGAAAGGTATCCTGACTAATGGCAAGTACAAATACTGTTGATACTCTCAACGTCAGGATTGATGCTGATCTTAGACCCCTTAAACGGGCGTTGAGGAGCAGTCAAAGAAGCGTCCAACAAACTTCTAACAAAATGAAGAAGTCTTTTAGGGGCATAGGCGCAAGTGTCACTGCTCTTGGTAAGAAAATGGGTGGGCTTAAAGGTATCATTGGGGGTGCTGTTGTAGGCACGCTTGGCCTTGCTGTTGCCGCAATTGGTAAAACAGCCGCTACGTTCCAAGACCTTCAGCAAACACTTGATACTGTGTTCGGCGGAATGGAAGAGGGGCAAGCCGCTATGGACTTCATAAAGAGGTTCGCGCAAACTACACCCTTTGATATTCAGACCTTATCCAAAGCCTTTATTCAGTTAAAGGGTGCGGGAATACAGCCGACAGTGGAATTGCTGAATACATTCGGTGATGCGGCTTCTGCAACTACAAATAAAGTTCAGGCATTTGAGACAATGATTCGTATCGCTACAAGGGCGGTTGGCGGCGGTTTGGGTCTTGAAGAGCTTGAACAGCTTGTATCAGCTGGTATTCCTGTCTACCAAATTTTGCAAGATGAGCTTGGTGTAACTCGCGGTGAAATATCTGAATTGGGTCAATCTGCTGAAGGCGCTACAGCAATTATGGATGCCCTGCAGAGAGGCTTAAATAAAGAATTTGGCGGCGGTATGGCGCGTTCCGCAAATAATCTTTCAACAGCCTTTAGTAATATGAAGATAGCGGCGACTGATATACTGGTAGCCCTTGGCGAAGGTATAGGCGGAGTAGGCCTTACGGGAGCTTTAACTTATGCTTCAGAAATCTTTTCTGATTTATTTGTTATTGTTAAGCCATTAGCACACGTACTTGGTTTTGCTCTTGGTGTAGCCATAGAAGCATTAGTAGCTCCGATAAAATTGGTTACAGAAGGTGTTCTGATGCTAGGAAGAGGCATGGCGAAAATGCTTCAATTCGCCGCCAATGCAATGCCTAAAAAGTTTGCTCACATTAAGGAAGCGGCTAACAACCTTTCGGTTTCTATGGAAGAACTAGAAAAAAGAATGGCTGGAAGCAGTAAAGAGGCAGAAACCGTAGCGGGAGCGAGTACTGAATTAACAGCGGCGTTAGATGCACAAGCATTAGCGGCTAAAAAAGCTAGGGCAGAACTCGCTGGCTTCTCTAAAGAAGAAATAGCGGCATTAGAACAGGCAAAACTCTTTGATGATATGAATTTTGGTTTTGGGTTTCACTCAACTCCATTAGATTTAGTACCGGACGTTACGCAATTGTTGCAAGCTGTAGCTTCAACACAGCTATATCGTGATCAACTGCAATTCTTAGAAGATGAAAAAAATGCTAATGCTGAAAGTGATACGGCGAGATTAGAAAAATCTATTGCAGAAGCAAAACTGATAAAAGACACTATTGCAGAAATAGAACGCGAAACAAAAGCAAAGTTTCAAGAAATTAGTACATCAATATCAGCCCCATTAGCTGATGCTCTTGTTGAAGGTAAAAGCATACTTGGCGCACTATCGGATGTGTTTAAAGGGTTCGTCAAGACAATGCTTACCAAGGCAATTGAGCTTATGTTTGTGAACGCTATCTTAAATAGCATATTCGGTCTTACAGGAGGTTCTGCCCTTCCTACTATTCCAATTCCAGGACGTGCTAGTGGCGGCAGTGTAAGCGGTGGACAGCCTTATCTAGTAGGGGAACGTGGTCCAGAATTGTTTGTCCCTTCTGGTGCGGGAACTATTAAGAACAATAGCGATACAAGTAGTATGGGCGGAGGCAAGGGTACAATTATAAATCAAGTAATTAATGTAAGCGCAGGAGTTTCACAAACTGTACGGGATGAAATGAACACCCTATTGCCGCGAATTAAACATGAAACCATGATGAGTATTGCCGATGCAAAAAGGCGTGGCGGTGCTTTTGGAGCCGCAATGGGGTAAATAAATGACACTTATAACTATGCCGACAAGTCCAGCCTTTGTAACTTCTGATTGGGGAATAACTCGCTCTGTAGCATTGTCTGAAAGCCCATTTACAGGAGCAACACAGGTTCATAAGTACGCAAAGGCCAAATGGTCAGCTACGCTTACTTTACCGCCTATGAAGCGAGATCAGGCGCGTCAATGGCAAGCTTTTTTTATGCAGTGTGAAGGTAGGGCAAATACCTTTCTTCTGGGAGACCCTGACGGAAAATCAATTACAGGTGGCATTCCTCCGAGCGCTATAAGTGTAGCCGCCGATGCCGCGATTGGGGATACATCTGTAAACCTTACACTTGGTTCAGGTAAAAAAATAAGCCAAGGAAGTTATTTGCAGTTTTCTACAGGCGCAAATTCAAGATTGCATATGGTTGTTGATGATAACACAGGAAACGGAATTGTAACAATTCAGCCGCCTCTAAAGACTGCAATTACAACATCTACTGCGGTTGTTTTTGTTTCTCCACAAGGTGTTTTCAGAATGGACAACAATGATATGCGATGGACAGCTGACCAACTAAGTAACTATGGCATTACTTTTACTTGTAGTGAGGCTTTATGAGCAGAGATATTCCATCCGCACTATTGACTGCTCTGACAGGTTCAGAGATTGAGCCATTTTATGCTTGCGAGTTTATGTTTGATACACAAACTGTAACAGACATTAATGGCAACCCATTTGAAGTAGCTCCTATGCGTCTTTGGACGGGGGTTGGTAACAGGGTAATTGAAGTTCAAGGTGCAGATCAAACCTTTGTTGGCACTGGACAGCTATTAAATATTGCCGGTTTGGATGAGGTGAATGATTTAGCCGCAAAATCTTTAGCAGTAAGTTTATCAGGTATATATTCGGAAACATTATCTATAGCATTGCAAGAGCCATATCAACGCCGCCCTTTCAATTTGTACTTTGGAGAAGAAAGCGTCAGTAATGTTGTTCAAGTATTCTCTGGAAAAATGAACAAAATGACTATTCAGGATAGCGGTGAGACCAGTACTATACAGATGTCAGTTGAAAGCAATTTGTTGGAACTTGAGAGATCAAGTGGATGGCGCTATACTGAAGAAAACCACAGATCAAGGTATTCAGGGGATAGTTTCTTCTCATACGTTCAAGCAATACAGGATAAAACAGTAACATGGGGCAGAGAGTAGCATTAAATTCATACATATCTAATTACCCTGATGATGAGTTCCGATGGGGAGTGAATGATTGCTTTACCTTCACGAATGGAGCTTTTCATGCTATGTATGGCGCTGGATATGCTGATGATTGGATTGGACGCTACATGAATAAAAATTCCCCTAAAAGCCGTAAATCAATGCTTAAAGAATTTTCCCACACCACGTTATTTGATGGGCTGGCAAGCAAATTAAGAAGAACAGATCAACCAATTTTCGGTAGCCTTGTAACTACAAGCAAATGTAAGCATTGGGTTACTGGGTGTTCACTCGGTATTTCTGTGGGCTCTAGGGCAGTTTTTTTATCAGAAAGTGGCTTATTTAAAGTAAATGTTGAAGATGTAGAAAGTTCTTGGGTTCTGAAATGAAGGATAACACACCATTCAATGTATTGAAGCACATTAACCAGTGGGAGGTAGCCCCCAGAGAGCCAGCAACAGTAGCCGCTATAGGTAACTTTGTTCTTGGGGCTATAGGGATTACAGGAGCTTCTACTGCCACAGCAACTATTGTAGGCTATGTAACAATAGCGGTAGTTAGCACTGCTTTAACAGCCGCCGCTGTCTTATCTCAATTGCCAGATATACAACAAGGCGGAGCAAACAATTCAGGAACATTACTTCAAAATACTAAGAACCCCCTATCACCTTCTAACTTTATATATGGTGAAGTTCGCAAGGGCGGTACGGTTACTTTCGTAGAAGTAACAAGTGTCGGTAATAAAATACTACATCAAATAGTAGCGCTCGCTCATCATGAAGTTGAGGAAATAGGCGACATATATTTTAATGATGAAATTGTCGCTATGAATAATGAAGATGTGATCAGCGACCCTTACAACGGGTTCGCAAAAGTTTACAAACACCTAGGAAACCAAACAAGCGCGTCTGACACATTCGCCAATTCAAGTGCTACCCTTGCTAACACCTTACACGCAGAGACATCCGCAGGCAGTGATTTCATCGGCAAGGGTGTAGCTTATATTTATGCGCGTTACACTTACGATAAAGATGCTTATACTAATGGACTTCCAAATATTACTGCACAAGTAAAAGGAAAGAAGGTCGTAAAGACAGTAAACGGAGTGGCTCAGACTGCGGCTTACAGTAATAACGCGGCTTGGTGCATTAAAGACTACTTACAGTCAAGTTATGGGCTTGGTGATGATGCAATCAATTATGCTACATTTGAAGCCGCCGCCGCTATATGTGACGACACAACAATACTTTCTGACGGAACACCTCAATTTACAATGAATGGAGTTGTAACAGGTAGTGACAGTCATGGAAGCATCTTGGAAAAGATGATGACAACTTGTGGAGGTACTTTGTTTTGGGGCGCGGGTTCTTGGCGAATTTACGCCGGTGATTTCGTACCTCCCACAAAGACATTAACATTAGACGATTTTAGAAGTGCTATAAGTTTAGATACAAAATCTTCTATGCGAGATAACTTTAACGCTATTAGGGGTACTTTTGTAGACGCGGGTAATGATTTTATAAGTGCTGATTATCCTCAAATTAATTCTGATGAATTTCTTGATGAAGATAATGGTGTTGAAACAGTTTTAGACCTCAATCTTCCATTTACAACCAATGCGATAGCCGCTCAACGTATTGCCAAGCAGTTACTTTATAGAAGCCGTGAGCAATTAACTATGAGTGCAGATTTTGGAATGAATGCATTTGATGTTGAAGTTGGTGATTTTATAAAAATAAGAAATGAGCGTTACGGATGGGGTGCTGGCAACGAAAAGATTTTTGAAGTTAGTGGGTGGAGACTACAACCTGACCCTAAAGGATTGGATTTGCGGGTAAATTTAACCCTTAGAGAAAGTAGTGAAAACGCATTTGGGTTTACTGTAGCTGATGAGAAAGCAATAGTTTCAAATAACACTACCCTTTTAAATTATTATGATGTGCCGAGCATCGGTGTGAATGTTTCTCAAGAGTATCGTGAAGTTAATGAGAATGTTGTAAATGTTTTAGTCGTTACTGTCGTCAGCTCTGATATTGAGCGTATAGAGAGTGTTATTTTAAAATACAAAAAGACTTCAGACACAGAATTTAAATCAGTTGGTCAGGCTATTTTGATTAATGAAGGTAGTGACGCTGGTAGGTTTGAAATAGTTGGAATTAAAGCGCCTCAAATTTCTGAACAAGCTATAAATTATACTATATCAGTCACACCAGTAAATGCCGTTGGGTTTAGAGGAAGCACTGTAACTACTACTTATAACCTTACAGCCGATACTGTACCACCCTCTGTACCAGCTTCGTTAAGCCATTTGATGTCAGGTGGCACAATATTCTTTGAATGGCCAGCGGTTGGTGATTTGGATTTATCTCACTATAAATTATATTATTCATCAAATAGCAGTGCACAGTTTACTGATAGTTCTGTTTCGTTAAAAATATCAAAAATTGCCAGACCAGCGACATCAATTACTTTTGCCGCCCTTGCTGGTAAATTCTTTATTACATCGGTAGACAAAACTGGAAATGAAAGCACCACGGCAACAAGTACAGTCGTGCTTGCAAGTGAATTACCTCAACTTGGTAATACAACTACACAATCTGAAGAAACTGCATTTAGTGGCGCAAAGTCCAATGTCACGGCTTCTGGTGGGTCATTAACATTGACCAGTTTCTCATCCTCTGGAGCAACTGGCACATATGACTTTGACCATGATGGAGACAGTTACATAGATGTTGGAACGTCAAGAACAGTTAGGCTTTCTTCGGCTGTAGTAGTTGCCCGTAAGCATTCAGATGCAGTAGGAGGGGAATTAAATTGGGATGATATACCTCAAAACTGGGACACTTGGCCTAATAACTTTGACACTTGGACAGATGAAAATGCCGAATTTTTTGATTTTAGTGTATTAATCCAAGCAAGGACTGCGGCAACATCTTCTGGATTAAGTAGCGCAAGTTTTATAGATGCAAGCGGAGAAATTGTTGGTAGATTTATAGAATTTAGAGCAGTATTATCAAATTCAAATTCAAAGATTACACCTAATATAACAGCACTAAGTGCAACAGTGGAGTATTAATATGTCACAACATGATTTTGTAATTGCCAATCAAACCGCAAATTCAGCAAGGCTTGATATAAATGCTGGTCTACAGGCGTTAGCATCAAATAATAGTGGAGATAGCGCACCTAGTACAACTTACGCTAATATGTGGTGGTATGAAACAGACACTAACCTTTTAAAAATACGCAATGAGAATAATACTGCATGGATTAACGTAGCCTACGTTGATCAGAGTAACAGCGTATATGCAGTATTAGATGATACCAAACTTGTTAATACATCTGGAGCTGAAACTGGACTGCTTGGTGGACAGCTACAAAGCGCTTGGAATGCTGGCACAGGAACAACTGAGAGTTTAATATCACCAACTAACCTTAAAGGTGCTTTTGATACCTTTACTGTTGTTAGTCCTATAAAAGCATATGCTAACTTTAATGGCATGGGAACTGGAGCAGGTACACCTACTATTAGACACTCAGTAGGTATATCTGCTATCGCAAGAAATAATACTGGTGACTACACTGTTACTTTTACTACTAATCTAATGCCTGATGCAAACTATGTTTTACTAGGTACTGCTGGACACCCAAGATTTGACAATAGGGCTTCCTTAGAAAGTTATACGTTAACCCAAACTACTTGTAGATTTACAGTAACTAACCACGGAAACCTTGGAAGATCACAAACAGATTATGTTAATATAGCTTTTCTTAGATAGGCAATAAATGGCACAATGTATCAAAATTACATCGCATGGGGTAAATAAAATCCTAACTAGCATAAATTTTGAATATCGTGTATTGTAGCCATGCATATGCAATGTTTTATAGGAGGCCACAATGGCAACACTCGGAGATCGCGTCTTTGATGCAGGACTTTCAGCACTAGACACAGAAGCAAACAAAGTTCTGGTTACTTCTCAGGAAGCAACTACTTTTACTGAGGCGAATGCAACTTATGCCTTGGGTAACTCAACAAGCCTTTCAATAGCCGCACCATCTGATCGTACTGGCGGTGGTAGAAAAGTTACTGTAGCCGCAGTTTCTGATGGTTCAATTACTGGAACTGGGACAGCTACACACTACGCAATTGTGGACACAACAAACTCACGTTTATTGGCAACAGCGGCTTTAACGGCTTCTCAGTCTGTAACAAGCGGCAACACATTTACTTTGGCTTCATTTGATATTGGTATCCCTGACCCAGCGTAATATTAATTAGGAGTTTTGCATATTAATTAGGAGTTTTGCCTATGGCGCTTGTCATAAAAGATCGCGTAAAAGAAAGTTCAACGACAACTGGAACTGGCACTTACACACTGGCAGGGGCGGAGGCAGGATTTCAAACCTTCTCAGCAATTGGGGATGGTAATACAACATATTATGCCGCTACTGACGGGACTTATTGGGAAGTCGGTATCGGAACATATAGTGCATCTGGCACAACTCTAGCTAGAACTACTATTTTATCATCAACGAATAGTAATAATGCGGTAAGCTGGACTGCTGGTGAAAAATTAATATTTGTAACTCAGCCTTCTTCTAAAGCTTCTTTCTTAGATGCAAGCGGTAATTTAAACTTATCTGGCGGTACAGTAGACGGACGTAATGTAGCGGCTGATGGGGTTACAGCAGACAATGCTTTACCTAAAGCTGGCGGTGCTATGACAGGTGCTATCACAACTAACAGCACCTTTGATGGTAGAGATGTTGCAACAGATGGTACTAAGCTAGATTTAGTTTCTGTTACGCAAGCTGTTGACCTTGATCAAATGGAAACTGATATAGCGGCTCTTGCTAATGGTATGGTATATAAGGGCGATTGGGATGCATCATCTGGTAGTTTTCCATCGGGCGCGCAAACAGGCTGGTTTTATTATGTTTCTGTAGCTGGCACTGTAAATAGCGTTGCTTTCCATGTTGGGGATAACATTGTTGCAACTACAGACAATGCATCTACTAGCGTTTATGCTAACAACTGGTCTAAACATGATAACACAGACGCAGTACAATCAGTTGTTGGATTAATTGGCTCTATTACTAAAAGCGAATTATTAACTGCAATAAATGTAGAAGATGGCGCAGATGTAACAGATACAGCTAATGTCACAGGTGTCCTTACAGCCCTCACAACAGAAACTACTATAGCATCAACAGATTTAATCCCAGTTTATGATGGGAGTGCTAGTACATGGCGCAAAGCAACCATTACAAGTGCCGCCCTTCAAGGAACTAAGGGTCAAAAAGGCGAAGTAGGAAGCACTGGAAGCACTGGTAGCAATGGTTCAAAAGGACAAAAAGGTGCAGTAGGTGTCACGGGTGACACAGGAGGCGTAGGTGCAAAAGGCCAAAAGGGTGAAGTCGGAAACACTGGTAGTACTGGGGCAACCGGCTCACAAGGAGACCAAGGGGTAAAAGGCCAAAAAGGTGAAATTGGAAATCAGGGTGTCGCGGGTGATAAAGGTCAAAAGGGACAAACTGGTGCAACTGGCGCGGCGGGTGCTACAGGTTCAACTGGATTAACTGGAACAACAGGTTCTAAAGGGCAAAAAGGCGAAGTCGGAACTACTGGCAATACAGGCGCTAAAGGTCAAAAGGGTGAAGTCGGCTCTACAGGCAGTGTGGGGGCTAAAGGCCAAAAAGGTGAGGTCGGTTCAACCGGAGGGACAGGTTCAAAAGGACAAAAAGGCGAAGTTGGAGTTACTGGGAATACAGGAACTACAGGTGCAAAAGGCCAAAAGGGTGAAGTTGGGGCAACTGGTTCAACTGGCTCACAAGGAAGCACAGGGAATACAGGTTCTACTGGCGCAAAGGGGCAAAAAGGGGAAACTGGCTCTACTGGTTCTGGTGGTGCGACAGGCTCTAAAGGTCAAAAAGGTGAAGTTGGCGCAACGGGTAGTGGCGGCTCTACTGGAGCTAAAGGTCAAAAGGGTGAGGTTGGCTCAACTGGCTCTACAGGCGGAACTGGAGCTAAAGGTCAGAAGGGCGAAGTTGGAGCTACTGGTACTACTGGTTCTAAGGGACAAAAAGGTGAAGTAGGTTCAACTGGTGGCACTGGAGCTAAAGGACAAAAAGGTCAAACAGGCGCGACAGGTTCAACTGGAAGTACTGGAGGTACTGGAGGTACTGGAGCAAAGGGGCAAAAGGGACAAACAGGAAACACAGGAAACACAGGTAATACTGGTTCTACAGGCAACACAGGCTCAACTGGCGCAAAAGGCCAGAAGGGAGAAACTGGTTCTACGGGTGGAACTGGTGGAACTGGTCAAAAGGGTCAAAAGGGTCAAAAAGGACAGCAGGGCGCTTCAGGCGGAACTGGGTCAACGGGTCAAAAGGGACAGAAAGGCCAAACAGGGTCTACTGGGGGTTCTGGTTCTGCAGGTTCTAAAGGTCAGAAGGGAGAGATTGCTTCTGGAGGTGGTAGTGACGAAGTGTTTATTGAGAATGGACAAACTGTAACGTCTAACTATACTATAACTAACGGCAGAAATGCAATGAGTGCAGGACCAATAACAATTAACGCTGGCGTTACTGTAACAGTAGGTGCTGGAGAAACATGGACGGTGGTGTAATATGTCAACAGTAAAATTACAAGGTAATACAAGTGGAAGTGGATCAGTTACTTTAGTATCTCCCAACTTAAGTTCTGATATAACTGTAACTTTACCTAATACAACTACAACTCTAGGCGGTGTTTCTACGGATCGAAATACTGTAGGTACTTATAGTATGGGTGGGTCTAATGCTACATCATGGAATATTGGCTATGCGGCTGGAGCTACTGTTGCAGGAAGTACTATAGGACAAGACAACACAGGAACTACCTATCGACTACCCGCTAAAGACAGACATTATTATTATAGGTTTGCAACACAAGGCTTGTCAGGTACTTGGAGAAATATGTGCGGACAGGCTAATGCGGCTGATACACACTATGCTGGTACTTTGTGGTGTAGAATATCTTAACAACAAAAAATAGGAGGCGTTTATGACCGATCAAGTAATAATAACACAAGTGCGTAACGCAAAATCTCTAAACTCAGATAACACCTTATTTGATGTAGAAATTAAACATCCACAATATGATTGGATACCATATACATTAAACCCTGATGATACAGATATGACTGTGGATAATAGTGTATTACTTGAACTTATTGGCTCAAACTATGCGGTATATGTAGCACCTACTCAAGAAGAGTTAGATGAGAGTTTATCATTATCTCTAAGATATGAACGAAATGAAATATTATCACAAGAAGTAGACCCTATAGTAACTAATCCTCTACGCTGGGCTGATCTTACAGAAGATAAACAAGCGGAGTGGACACAGTACCGAACTGACTTACTTAACCTAACAGATCAAGCTGGGTTCCCTAATACAGTTACATGGCCTACAAAGCCAACATAAAGATACGAAATACTTATGAGTAATTATAGAGTAATATATGAAGACCCTGATTATCCAGAGCAACCAGCTATGGTTCTTGTTCCTAGTGACAACTGGATAGCTGATGCTATGTCAGGAAAGCTACCACCTATATCTGTTTATTGGGAACTACAGGATGACGAACAAAAAGCTATTGATGAAGGTAGGCATGATAATTTTAAGCATGATCTTAGTAAATGGGAAAAGCAATTTACTTTACCAAGAGTAGGTAAGTTAACCGAAGAGGAAGCTATGGAGTATTTAGTTATGAAAGACATACCTAGAAGAGTGTGGGCTTTCGAATATAACAGACCCATGTTTAAGATTATTAAAACAGAACAAGTCCCTATCGATAGGCAGTTTAGAAACGCATGGGAGATGGCACAATGAGTACAATAAAAGTAAATAGTCTACAAACTACAGCTGGTGTTGAGCTTTATCCTAACAAGGCTTGGATAAACTACAAAGGTACTGGAAGTGTATCTATTCGTGCCGATGCTAATTTCAGCAGTATTACAGATACTGGAACAGGTAAATGCACAGTAACTTTTTCAAACGCACAGACTGATGCCAATTATGCGACAGCAGCATCTTGTAGTGACGTCACACCAACAAGTGGTGGTAATCAAAGCGCAAATATTAATTCCACAGCGACAGGTTCGTTTGTCCTTCAATGTGCTGGGTCTAATACTATTCAAGACGCATCAATAGTTTCTGCAATCGTAGCAAGGTGAAATAAATGTCTATATTTATAAAGATTGGCGCAACAGAATACAACAGCGCAAAATATGAAATACCAGCAGAACGTACATTCCGTGAAGGTTGGGAAGCAAACTCAGATACAGGTATTATATCTGTAAACATGGATAAAGCTAAAGATATTTGGCGTGATAAAATACGTCAAGCTAGAGTAAAGCCATTAGCAGATTTAGACACAGCTTATATGAAGGCTCTTGAAACGGGTGCTGATACAACACAAATAATTGCTGATAAGCAAGCGCTAAGAAATTCACCAGCATTATCTTCTATAGATGCGGCTTCTACAGTTGATGAATTAATTGCAATACAGCCTATTCCGAATGTTGTTATAGAATAAACTATGAAAGTCTACCAAATTTCCCTTTATTGCGATGCTTTTGACGCAAGGGGGAAAAGTTGGGAAGATTTAGAGGCTGAAACCGGCTGTAAGCCCGATAGAGCTTGGTTAGACCCAATACATAACCGAAGGTTGCTTAAAGCAGAGTTCGGTTGCTCTGTGAGCCATTTACGCGTCTGGCAGAAAATTGCAAAATCTGGCGTTTCTGGAATAATTTTGGAAGAAGACGCAGTATTCTCTAGTTTTGATGTCTCCGAAATTGAAGGAATTTTAAAATCTCACCATAGCGTTTGGCTAGGCTATAGAGAGAATACTCTGGGGTATTGGTACAATGCTCATGCTTATGCCATAACTCCAACAACCGCATTAGAGCTTATAAATGGCTTTTCTAATGCGATTATACCAGCAGATGAGTGGTTGCCCTTAAAGTTGAAAGGCAGTTTTAACTATTTTTATCGTCCAGAAATTGTTAAACAAATACCAAGGTCACAAAGACCATCAACTATAGAGGAGGATAACATGACGCAAAATAATAAAAAAGACTTTCGAATTGTTACTGTAGCAACCGAACACTCAAAAATGTGGGCTTTAGAGCAATCTGCGGAAAAATACGGCGTAAAGGTAGTAAACCTTGGGAAAGATCACCCTTGGCGAGATGAAATGACGGGCTTGGCCGGTATGCCAAAAATACAATTGATTAACGAATATCTGTCAACTGTCCCAGACGATACCATCATACTTTTCATGGACGGGTATGATACATTTCTTGCGGACAGCCCAGAAACTATTCTTGAACGCTACTTTCAAATAGACGCCGATATTGTTTTTGGGGCAGAAAGCGATTGCTGGCCTAAAGAACATGATGAACACTTGTTTCCTGATACTGGTACAAAATATAAATACCTAAACAGCGGTTTGTATATCGGTAAGGCTAGTGCAATTCACAAGTTTGTTTCTAGCTCTGTAGGCGATGGAAATAGCTACGGTGACGACCAGCTTTTTTGCCAAAGAAGATATTTGCAATATCTTAAAGGTGGTTTTGATTTTACAGTAAAACTTGATTATGAAGCATATATTTTTCAGAACCATGAGCCTGAGATTAAAGTTGTTAAAGGACAGCTATGGAACGACCTAACAAAATGTTGTGGATGTATATATCATGGCAATGGTGGAGTTTCGGCTAAAGATTTTTTTGTAGAAATGGCAAGCAAATTTGGATTTACAAAAATAGAGGCAGAAGTTGTAAGCCCATATTATTTGACTTTAGATTATAAAGAAGTTGCTCAAGATATATTGGTAACAGATTTTTTAACTGAAAATCAATGTAAATTCTTAATAGATAAATCCGAAAGCCTTGGAAATTGGGGTTCTATGGATGGCGATAAATTTCCAGCGCAAGAAATAAGACTTAAAGAATTGGGTCTATGGCATGAGTACGAAAGGCTTTGGCATGAAAAATTAGGCAAAATTTCTGAAAAGTATTGGCCACCAATGGAACATTACGGCCTTAGAGATGCTTTTACTATGAGATATACAACAGACACGCAAACTTCTCTAGCATTGCATACAGATGCATCTTTGGTAACTGGTAGTGTTAAGCTTAATAGCTACTATGAAGGCGCAGAACTAATTTTCCCAAGACAGGATTTTTCAAATATTAACGTAAAAAATGGTCAGTGTATTTTATTCCCAGCACAAGTTACACATGGTCATTATGTAAATGAGTTAAAATCTGGTGTAAAATATAGCCTAACTATGTGGACAAGCCGTTATAGTGGTGACGTAAATGGTTAAAACATTCGTTGAGATTGGTTCAGCTGACTTCAATACATGCCTTCCTCTTGCGAAGTCAGGTTGGAAAGGAATTTGCATTGAGCCAGTACCATATCTTTATGAGAGGGTAAAAAAACAGTATGAAGGATACGATGTTGAGGTAAGAAATCACGCTGTATCAGACAATAATGGCGCTTTAGAAATGGCTGTAGCGCGTGATGAAGGTTGGCTCACTGGTTGTTCTCATATTATTTCTGAAAACCACATTGGATACAAATTAAGTGAACACCCTGATAGAAAAGGTGACTTTGAAGAAAAGATTACTGTTGGTTGTTCTACCCTAGACTATGTTATGTCCCTTGTGGATTATGTCGATTTTCTGAAAATAGATACAGAAGGCCATGAACTTAACATTATTATGAATTATTCTTTTCGAACAAAACCAAGATTTATTAAGATTGAGCACAAGCACGTTGATGATATTCTTTTATGCTCAAAGCTAGAAGAAAATGGTTATTTGGTCTGGACGGAAAAAGATGATATATATGGTATAATTTAACAGGAGTTTTATAATGTCTTTTGGTGCTAGTGCCTTTGCAAGTTCGCCTTTTGCTGATGCTGGCACAGAAAAATATGAACTTAGTGCTGTTGGAATATCTACATCTGCCCCTGTTGTTGGTAATTCAGATATAACTGAAGACAATAATTTTGGCGCAAATAATATTACTTCAGGATTGCCGACTGTCGGAACTACATCTTTTGGTCAAATTCATGTAATATCAATCAATGAACTGATTTCTGGAACTCCTGATGTTGAAATTGCAACAATGTTTGAAGATGAAACCTTCTCTGCATTTGATTTAGTTTCTAACAGGCCAATCCCATCACTAACGACTATCGCTCAAGAGCATATATTTAACACTGGTGAATTGCTTTCAGGCGCTCCCGATGTTCCAGATCAATTTGTTAGCGAAGGTGAGAAATTTACTACGGGTGATCTTTCTTCAAGCGCACCATTAGTAGCTACAGCTACAATCCTTCAGGAGCATGCGGTGCAATCTGGAGAGCTATTAAGTGGAGTTCCTTCTGTACCAGCGCAATCAATGTCAGAAGATGAAACATTCTCAACTTCAGACTTAGAAACTGGAAACGTGGCTATCTCTGGCTCTACTATCATTCAAGGTCATAATTTTGATGGTTTGAACATTAATACAGGCAGTCCATCAGTACCTAATACATCAGCTTTTGAGCAGGAAACTTTAGAAACAACAAATCTAGTAACTTTGCAACCAATTCTGGGCAATGCTGATATTACCGAAGAAAATGCACTTTCTGGTACTACGTTAGTTTCAAGCGCATATATACTTGATCAAGCCGATATTTCAGAAGAAAACATTCTTTCTGGAGATGATATAACGGGTTCTTCACCTAATATTGCAGAGGGTGTGATGATTTGCGACCATGTTATCTCAACTGCAAATTTAAACACCGCCCCCCCTATAGTTGAAGAAGTTTCTGCATCAGAGGAAGAAACATTTACTACGAATGAACTTTTATCTTCAGCTTTCATTATTGATGAAGCTACATTTAACCAAGGGCATGAATTAGAGAATGATCGTTTACTTACTGGTCGTCCTATTTTGCCAGAAATTACCTTTGTGCAAGGTCACGAATACAATGCGAATAATATTTTAAGCGGAGCTCCCACAATACCAACGCTAGTATATAATGCGGCATTAGGCAGAATTGCAGAAGAAGGTTTAGAGAGTATAAGTCTAGCAGAATTAGTAGTTAGTGACCCCAACACTGGTACATTAACAGTTCAGAAACCAAATAGCGTTGAAATAGCCGCGTAAAAGTTGTAAGGAAAAGACATGGCGTTCTTTATAAAACAAAATGATACATCACCTGCATTACAGGTAACACTAAAAGACGGAACTGGTGCTGTGGTTAATTTGACCTCAACATCGGTGAGATTTCACATGCGTCCAATTGGAAGTTCTACAGTTAAAATTGATGCTACCGCTACAATATCAAACGCGGCAAACGGGATTGTTTATTATCAATGGGCTACAGGAGACACTGATACTATTGGTTCTTTTGAGTGTGAATTTGAAGTTACATACACAGGTGGAGAAATAGAAACCTTTCCAAATAATCAATTTATTGATGTAGAGATAACAGATGACATCATCTGATGGGGGAAAAATGCATGGCATTACTAAAGCAGAGTTAAAGCTCTTAATATTAGAAGCCGCAGAAAAAGGTTCTGATCGCGCTTTGGCGCGGATTGGCTTGCATGACGAAAACGCCGTTCATGATGTAAAAGAATTGCGTGACTTGTTAGAAGGGTGGAGAGCAACTAAAAGTTCAGTTGGCAAAACTATTGTTAGGTGGGTAACATTGGCAGTATTAGGTTTTGTAGCAATAGCAGTATGGTCAGATATTAAAACAAAGCTCTAAGGGTATTGATTATGAAGATTATTCAAATTGTTCTGTTGTTTGTTTTCTTTTCACTCCCCGCAATGGCCGAAGATGATGATACAATAAAATCTGAAAGCACAGTAAGATCAGATGGTACTATGGAAACTACTATCAATAGCCCACCGCCTTCTGCGATAACACCACAAATAAGCGCAAGTAATTCTGATTTATGTACTGTAGGTGTAGCAGGGGCAGTTCAAACACAAATATTAGGCATATCTGCTGGTCGAACAGTCAGAGATATGAATTGCGAAAAGCTCAAAAATGCAAAGGTCATGTATGACATGGGGATGAAGGTCGCCGCTGTTTCAGTCATGTGCCAAGATGAAAGAGTGTTTGACGCGATGATGAACGCGGGGACGCCCTGTCCCAAGGATGGGTTGATAGGCGATAAGGCTAGATTGGCTTGGGAAATGCAAGCTGTTGAAGATCAAATTGAATATGAGCAAAATAGTCCAGTAAGGAATATATTTGATGGCAATACGGAAACAAAAATTGGCTTGGGGGTTATTATTAGCACTCTGGCCTTCTTACTCGCAATGTGAGCCATATACTTACGGAACAAGCTCAAACGCCGCTAGTGCCGCTTTAAGCTGGTCTATGGGCAATATTTTGCCTTCTGGAAGCGGTTTAGACATAAATGGCTTAATATATCGCTATAGAACTGTAAAAAACACTGAAGATGATATGAAGGTGCATATTGGCAATAAGAATGCTAATGGTGCTGGATATATATTTAGAGAAACAGATGATTGGTCAGGAGTGCCAAGCAATACTATTCTCAAGCAATTTTCATTAGCAAACATACCAGCACCTAATTGGGGTGATGGTTCTATTGAAATTGAAGGGCAGGGTTCAGTAGAAGACGCTGTTGTTATTTATACATTTAGAATGGACAAATGTTTTGACCCACAAGCTGACCCAAGCTGTGCTGGATATAAAGAGCCTATACCTGAAATACCTGAATATGAAATATACGATGCACTAAAAGATGATGCTGTTGTAGAAAATATTGAAGATGATTTAAATTATGACTATGATGAAGATGAAACTAAAATTGAAGATGATGAAGAGGAGGAAAAAGAAACGCGCCTTGAACTTGGTCTAACTGCATCTGCCAATGCAATGACACTTTTAAGAACTCAAGGTCAGTCTAGTATCATCAATGCTATGAATATAAAGACTAATATCGACATATACTATAATTCTGCAATAAATGGTGGTATATATAAAGATACAATGAATTTAAGTGACGCGGAGATACCAGATAATAAAAATGCTTTGCGTAATAATTTAGCACAACAAGTTTTGCATAATAAGTTGGTAGATATGCAGTATAATAAATGAGGTACAAAATGAAATATTTAACTATGATTTTAGCTACTTTTGCACTCCCAGCACTCGCCAATGTTGATATTGTCGGAAACGTAGAAGCTAAATGTGTAATACAAACAACTAAATCTGGCGTATATGGAAACCCTATTGCTAGTAAATTAAGCACTACACCAGCAGATGGAGGTGTATTGCCTGTTATTAGATATGATGTTTCTATAGCAGATGCTTATACAGCTAATATAACACACCCAACATCGTTTAGTTCATCACCATCGCTTACTGATACAGTGGCATGGACAGGAAGCACTAGCGTAACTCAAACGTCTGTTGCTGGAATGTCAGGGTATGAAGCCGCAAAAGTAGTAGTAAATTCAACCACAATCTTTGACTTAACATTGGCTGGTTCTACTTGGTTTTCTACAGCTTCAAGTGCGGTCTATGGAGCGGCTAAACCTTTTTCTGGAGGTACATATACCGCTTCAGTACTAGCAACGTGTATACCAAAGTAGTATTATTTATACTTTTTACTATTCTAGGCTTTATGTTGGGGGGCTATGCTCAAGCTCATGAGCAAACCCCAGCGTATCCTAAAATAGCACCATCGCATGTAAATGGTGTTGTTAAGGTACAATTGCAATTTCTGAATAGACGGAAAGAAATAAATTATTATGAAATAGGTTTATTTGATAAGAATTTTGATGAGTTAAATTTCACTACACAAAATAAAATAATAAAAATTGGATATGGAGAAAAAACAGATTTTGATGTTTATTTTAGGAAATCAGACTTAGATAAAGCAGTTTATATTTGTACTGCATCAAAAATTTTAAAATCAAATAAATCAAGGGCGGTAGTATCGTCCATAGTATGCTCAAAATTAGGTGGAGAGCCGCTATGAGATTAGTATTTGCATTATGTTTTATGGCTTCAACAGCAATAGCAGAGAATAGTTCTTTGTCTCTTGCATTGCCAAGCCCACCAATGAATTATCAATCAGACAGTTTTTCTACAGGTAATATGCGATGTAGCAATGCTGTTGGCGGTGGTGTTAATCTTGAATATGGCGTTACAGGCGTTCTTTCTGGATTGGATACAAACAGCAAAGGTCGTGATATAGGTGTATATGCAAGAATTGTTATTCCATTAGATAAACCTAAAGCGCGAATAAATTGTAATGACCTATATCAAATAGAGCTAACACAGCGCAGATTGGAAATACAAAAGCTACGCGATGAAATAGAAGCGCTTAGAAACTTACAAACTGAAAATTTGGAGTTTGAATGATGGTCGATACAACAAAAATAGCAGATGAAATAGACGGATTAGCTGATAAAGAAGTAAAAGTTGGTGGAATGAAGCTATCTTTTGCATCAGTTATGGCAATTTTTGCGTTCATTAGCACTATTGTAGGTGGTTTATATGGTGGGTTTGTACTTTATCAAAGAATTGAAGCTGTCGCTGGGTTGGATTTAGACGAATATCAACAGCAAATGCAGATTATGGACGCAAAGGTTTCTGGTATATCTATAAAAGTTGAAGAGAGCGTTGAATATACCCGTGACATAAAAAATGGGCTTCGGGATGATATTTTAGGCATAGAAAAACAGACTGATCGTGTGGAAGATACAGTTAGAACAATTGAAGATAGCGTCGATAACCTTCTACGGGAACACGAAACAAAGATACGCAATTTGATTGATGCGGCTGATGTGCGTTTTGAAAATCAGCGAGAACGTGTTAGGATCTCCCAAAGTGGTGCGATGAAAGAGCTAGAAGATAAACTAAATAAGAAATTACAACGGGCTCTTGATAACCCGTTATCTGATTAAGGAGAAAATAAAATGAGTGAATTTGATAAAATTGATACAGATGGAAGCGGTACTATTGATAAGTCAGAATGGGACGCGCTAGAGCTGGAAAATCGTCGTAAAGTTATGGAAGATGAAGATGCCCAGAGAGACTCACAGCGTCAAATGGCTTGGTTTTGTCTTTGGGGCATGTTGTTATATCCAGCTGGTGTTGTTGTTACTAGCGGCCTAGGACTGGACAAAGCCGCAAATATTATTGGTGATATGGCTAGTATATACTTTTTAAGTGTTGCTGGTGTCGTCGGTGTTTTCTTTGGTGTTACTAAAATGGGCGGCTCTAAGCCAAAAAATGGTGATTAATCATGTACCAATATTTTGTAAAAAATGTTTTAAAAGTTGTTGATGGTGATACCATTGATGTTGAAATTGATTTGGGCTTTGATTTGACTAAAAAAGAACGTGTCAGATTAGGTGGTATAGATACACCAGAAAGTAGAACTAGAGACTTAGAAGAAAAGAAACTAGGTCTTCAAGCTAAAGATTATCTCAAAAGCTTAATCATGAACGCTGATAAATTAATTGTTAGAACAGAAAAAGATGGCAAATTCGGAAGAATGATTGGGTATTTATACATGAACCCTGAAGCTACAGTATCGCTAAACCAAATGCTCATAGATGAAGGTTTCGCATGGATGTATGATGGCGGTACTAAGAAAAAGGATTTGCAAGAATTACGTGATAAAAGGAGGATGCAATAATGTTAGCAAGTTTAATTGGTCCAGTTACAGGTTTATTAGATAAAGTTATTGAAGATAAAGATCAAAAGGCCGCGTTAGCCCATGAGATCGCCACAATGTCCGACCAGCACGCTCAAGAGGCACTTATGGGGCAACTTGAGATAAACAAAGCAGAAGCCTCTAGCGGGTCTTTATTCAAAGGTGGATGGCGACCATTCATAGGCTGGGTTTGCGGTTTTGCTTTTGCTTATCATTTTGTACTACAGCCCCTTATAGTCTTTGGTGTAACAGCCGCTGGTGTTGATATGCCAGCTTTACCAGAATTTGACATGGGAAGCTTGCTTACAGTTATGATGGGTATGCTAGGTTTAGGTGGACTTAGATCAGTAGAAAAACTGAAGAAAATTGAGAAATAAAATGATATTAAATAAAGGACAGGTAAGTCAGCTTCTTAATGGTAACGATGAGTGGGAAGATTGGGTGAAGCCTCTTCAAACGATGTTGCCGCAATATGAAATAGACACTCCTAATAGAATTGCTATGTTTATGGCTCAATGCGGTCACGAAAGTAATAACTTCCGCGTTTTAAAAGAAAACTTAAATTATTCTGCGAAAGCTCTAAATATCATCTTCCCAAAATATTTTGAACGCGCTGGGAGAAATGCAGACGAATATCACCGACAGCCAGAAAAAATTGCGAATGTTATATATGCAAATCGCATGGGTAATTCTACGACTGAGAGCGGCGATGGCTGGCTACACAAGGGCGCGGGTGTCATTCAATTAACCGGAAAAAATAATCAAACTGCCTTTGCCGATAGTATTGGCAGAACACTTGAAAGAACAATTGAATACTTAACTACTAAAGAGGGCGCTCTTGAAAGTGCGTGTTGGTTTTGGAAAGAGAATAATTTAAATCGTTATTCTAATGATATTTTGAAAGCTACGAAAAAAATCAATGGCGGGAAAATTGGCCTTGAGGATAGAAAGCATCACTATGAGGACGCTTTATCAATACTAGGTGGAAAGGTAAATCCTGCTCCGCGTCCAACACTTTTAAAAGTTGGCTCTGAAGGTGAAGCAGTAAAGCTAGTTCAAGAAGCAGTAGGTCTTGAAGCTGATGGTGTATTTGGTTTGATAACAGAAAAATATGTCATGGCGTGGCAAAAAGAAAATGCTCTTGTTCCAGATGGTATTGTAGGAATTAAAACTTATAAGAAGATGGTAGGGTAAAAAATACTTGCATTTTTGCTAATGTATCTTCATATACCTCTGGTGGGTGGATTAATCTAACAATAACCATATAATGCGAACCGGCGAATTATGTCATTGTTGGTCACGTTGCTACCAAATGCGCTAACATTACTATCAACGTCCACCCACACGATTAATCATTTAATATTTGATCTGCATTTCTTGGTAATCTTGCATATCTAATAATGTTATTCACAGAAGTTTCTTTTAAGTCTAATATTAATGATATTGTTTTTGCATCAAATTTTTTGTGCATCAAATCATTAATTCTTTTACCATCTTCACTTAATTTAACTTTTTGTTTTATTCTTCCTCCTAAATTATCATGTTGTGAAGTTTTACCATATGCATAAATACTTTCTTTTGATTTTTTTGCACCAGCAGTCCCTTTTGCTGAAAGTTTCATCAACATTCCAACTTCATGTTCTGTAGGATTTCTTTTTTTAATTTTTTTGAATTCCAGCAGATAGTTTTTCATTTTTTGTGCTTTCTGATTTTATTTTTTTTAACAAGTATTTTATGTGATCTGAATAATAATACAAACACTCATCCTCCATAGATTTACTTAATGCAGTTAGATGTGCTTTTATAAATTCTTCATTTTTCATGGTGAAACCATAATCTATCAATCTTTTTTAAAGTTTCTCTGGTAGGGAAATGTTTTTTCGAATGTGATGTTTTCCCTTTTGGCTATTTGATAAATTTGCTGTTTGCTAATCCCAAGCTCATTAGCGGCTTCTTTCATTGTTTTCCCTGATTTGGCTTGCTTCGCAATTAGATCAACTCTTTCAGACATTTGTCGCTCCAATAGCTTTTTCCATTTTGACATTGATTAGCCTCCTAATTTAAAAATCTAATTCATTACTTAAAATGATATCAATAATGCGCTCTTCATCATGCTTTTCAATTTCATTTTGCAAGCGCTTAGAGATCGTTTTGCCAGTTTTGGCTTTAGAGTACCCTTCTATCTCTACAAGATGCTCTTGAGGCTCATCTGAGAAGCCAGAGGGAGGGTGATAGCTGTACGAAACATTTACTTTTATTTCGCACCCACGATATTCAAGATCAACGTCGATATTGCTCATGATGTTATCTCTTTAAAAGGTTCTGCAAGTGTACCATCATAAAAAACTCGGCGGATAGATGCAGATGTTTTACCCATATTAGTGACCCAATTTTTGGCAATGATTTCTCCTTGCTCGGGGCTATCAGCATCAAGCTCAATAAAATGTTCAAGATTTTCAGTCCGAACATGCACAACGAATGCTGGCTTGCGCTTTAACATGCGCTGATAAGCGGCTTCTTGTGATTCAAGAAATTTTAATGTATTTGGCATTTTTAACCTCCGAGTAAGTAATAAAATATATTAAGCGGCCATTTTTGGCCAAAAAGCAAAAGCAACAAACCCTGTTGAAGCAACAACGAACATTGAACCTTCTTCATCGATGATCACATCACCTACTGATACAGATGCCATACGTGAATGTCTTTCAATGCTTTCTTCTGGACCGATATTACCAATGTGAAAAACTTGGTTTAAGTCCTTTGCAGTGATAGTTGAAACATGCGTGTAATACTCTTCAGCAAACGCATCACCGGCAAGTTGACCAATTTTCGTCCCCCTAAAGTCCATTGACATAGACATTTTCATTTTATACGCGGGGACTTCTTCACCAGCATTAACCGCGTCAACGATTTGGTTTGTAAGTTGGATTTGATAAACTTTAAATTTCATTTTTTTGACCTCCAAAAGATGTTTCATGAGGACTATATTATGTAATACTTTGCCAAAGTAAAGCTTTAATTTACTATAAAAGCAAAAAAGTTGGAGCTGAATGTTAACCCAGCTCCAAATACCTATATTATATTTCCGCGAACATCTTAGATGACATTGCTTCGGCTACTTTCTTTTCACGATAACGTGTGGTCACATCTGGTAATTTTGCGTCCATAGTATGTGTAGACCAGTGAGTAAGAGCATTGTAGACAGACCATTTATTAGAGCCCATACCGCGCTGGTATTCGTCGTAGTGGCCTAAGAGGTTGTTAAGCTGGCGCTTATTGAACAACTCATCACTGCTTTTTTGGCTCATGTTTACAACTTTTGCTTTAAAAAACTTTTCCACATCTTGACGCTCAACTTTAGATTTTGTGTAATTTTTCCAAATGTCATTTTGATTGTGGAATATTTCTAAGCTGTTTTTGATAGTCTTTGCCGCATTCTCAATGTTTAGGTTTGTAGTGTGACGCGCCCAAACTTTTGAGATCATATCACTGCTTACCATCCCATTAAGGCAAGCTA